CTCATGATCTGATCTCCAGGATGGTCCATCATGATGCCCTCTTGATGCGGTAGCGCATGTAGCGCGGGTTGCGCGCGGCGTCAGGGAACCCCTCGATGCGCCCCTGGTCGCGCAGGTACAGCAGTGCGAAGCTCACTGCGGCGTGGCTGCGGCCGGTGGCGCGGATCAACTGCTCGCAGGTGAAAAACCGGCCAGGGCTCTCGCTCAAGATCGACAGCACTGCGTCGCTTGCGCTGCCTGGCTGGATCACGCCTGGCGGCCGGGGATTGAATCGCATCAGCGGCGGGCGCGCCGATGTCACATTGATCGCCTCGATTTGTTTGGCCACCCAGTCCAGACTCACGGGCGATCTCCGATGGTGGTCGGGCCATCCTCCCATTGCCCCAGCAGGTGCTCCAGCAGGAGACTCTGGGCCATGGAGAACTTGCTGACCTTGTGCACGATCATGTCGAGCGCACCACGGTTGTAGCGCTCCCATTCAGACGCCGGGATGGGCTCCATCACGCAGGTTCCTCCACTTTGAGCAGCCCGCATGCTGGCTGCGGCGGATGCGTGGCTTCGGCCTGAACGTGTTCATGCATCCAGCACTCGCGCGCCACCGCCGCCCAGGCCTCTGGGGTGGTCTGCGCCGCCCACTGGGGCTCCACCCACATGTCGGCCGACTGCATCGTCAGCAGCACTGAGAGCGGCCACATCACGCGCCACGGCTGGTAGTTGGCGCGGAAGAACAGCGCCGGAATGCCGCCATCGCGCTGCGCCTGCTCCACCGCCTGCGCCCAGGCGCGGTTGACCTCGCAGGCGTGCAGCGATCCCCAACGCTTGACCTCGATGCACCATCCCGGCACACCCAGGATGTCGCTGTCGCCCTCGCGCTGGCGCACGCGGCGGCTGGCGCTTACCCCCAGCAGGTCGCTGATGATGGCGGCGACTTCGCGCTCGCCGCGCTTTCCCTTTTCTCGGCTCATGCTCCCCATGTGTTTTCCTTCATGTGACGATGACGCAGTGCTTGGCTGCTCGCGTGATGGCCACGTACAGCAGGCGTGACAGATCGGCCCCGGCCATGCGGGCCTTTTGGGCCTCGCGCCAATCCACCAGCACCGTGTCAAACGTGCTGCCCTGGCTCTTATGGATGGTCATGGCGTAGGCGTGGCGGATGTCCGGCAGAGCTGCCTTGAGCGCATAGGCCGAGCGTGACCACCGGACAGCCTCATCCTCCTTGCCTTCGGCCTTGGCGCGGCGCACGCGGGCAAAGCGCGCGGCGATCTCGGCCTGCACGGCGTCCGGCTGCACGGCCAGCACGGTGCGGCCGCGCCAGCCGCATTCCGATCGCAGCCACACCTCGCGAGCTTCAAAAGCATCGATCTGCAGCCGCCCTGTCTCGATGGATTCCACGGCAAGGAGTTGCCCGTTGGCCAGACGGCTGCCGTCTGGCAAGTTGATGTCGCCGTCTGATGCAATGAGAGGCTCGCCCGGCTCGAAGGGCTGGCCGCCTGGGAACAGGCGCTCATGCACGGCGCGGTTGTGGCGAACGGCTGCGGCGTTGGTGTAGGTCAGCACCCGCATGTCGTGTCCATGCGCGTAAGCGTCTGCTGCCCAGCGTGCGATGAGGTCGTCATCGCCGTGCACGATCTGGCACAGACGCTCATCGCCGCGGCGAAGCTGATCGGCCAGCACCCCTATATCCGGCGGCGCATCGCGCTCGATGGCCTCGCGCAGCGTCTCAGACCAGCGCAGGATGGGGTTGTCCTGCGCCTGGCGCACGATGCGATCCAGCCGCGCCTGCACCGGCACAAGCGGCCCGAATGCAGGCGACAAGGCCGATGGCGCGTTGGGCGTGACCGGTGGAAGCTGCGCCGGGTCTCCAACGAACAGCAGGCTGGTGCTGTAGGTGCGGCTGGCGGCCACGGCAGGCGCGAACAGGTCTTGCGCCAGCATGGAAGCCTCATCGATGACGGCGACGTCGTGGTCGGCCAATTCTGGCGCTTTATGGCGCACGAGCTTACCTGTGCCGTCCTGCTGAGCGACGAGCTTGAAGCCAAGCGCGGCCTGGATGGTCTTGTATTGCGGGCCTTCGCCGATCTTGTCCTGCAGTACGCCCAGCGCTTTGTGCGTGGGCGCTGTCACCAGCACCCGATGGCCGCTTTGCAGCAGCGCGCGCACCAGCACGGCTGTCAGCGTGGTCTTGCCAGTGCCGGCGTAGCCATGCAGGGTCGCCGACAGGCCATTGCGCCCGGAGATGACCGGCATCAGCAGGTTGTAGGCCCGCTGCTGGTCGGATGTCAGGTCTTCGAACTGCACCTTGCTTTCACCTTTGCGCGATATGTTATCACTGTTTCTAGTTTGGCTGCCTATTTTTTGAGCAATCGCCGACATCGCCGACAGTCCTGTCGGCGATTGGTTTTGATCTAACCACTTGATTTATCGACGAAATTTGCAATCGCCGACATCGCCGACGCCGACCTATATAGAGTGTTCATTTCCTTATATAGAGTTGCGTCGGCGAACGTCGGCGTCGGCGATTGCTCGGAATACTCGGCCACAATCAACGACTTAGCGTGCTGAGCAATCGCCGACACGCTGTCGGCGATCGTCGGCGATGTCGGCGATTGCTGGCTTGTGAAGTCGGCCAGCACGTAGCGATGGCCGCGCACACCCTTGCGGGTGACGATCACGGCCATGCCGTCGGCGACGATGCGCTCCAACAGCTCGTCGCGCTTGTCGTCCGCGAGTTCGCGGAACATGCGCACGCCCTTGACGATCTCTCGTTTGCTGGCGCCCTGGGAACCGCAGTCGCGCAGGAAGCCTTCGACCTTGGCGTAAACTGAAGGCCTTCCGGTTTCACCGTCTTCGGCGCCGCCGCGATCACGGAAAACGCGCAGCGTGGCCTCTAGCGCCTGGCGCATGAAGGCGGCCGCCCACTGCACCATGGCGTCCGTGATCACCGGGTCGTCGGGATTAGCGGCCGCAGCCAGCGCCGTGCAGATGCGGGCCATGTTGCGCCGCGCCCCCGCCGAGAGCATGCGCGCCAGCGGGCCGCGCTGCGCGTAGGCGGCTGCCAGCGCCATCTGCGCGCCCTGCAGGTCGCCCGTGATGCGCACGGTCTGAGTCGCCGGGATGATGGTAGCCATGCCGCCGAAAATTTGCTCGGCGCTCAGCGCCGTCTGACCGGCGTCGAAGCCGCGCAGCCGGCGCAGCGTCTCGTGCACGGCAGCATCAAGCGGCTGCTCGGCCTGTCCCGGCCGGTCAGTCCATCGCGCCGGATCTTCGGCGCAAATGAAGACCATGCTGTCAACCGCCCCGCGCGCGAGCTCACTGCGGCGCAGCGCCTGCTCCACCTGCGAGCCGGCAATCAGCGCCAGCAGGTTGAGCGTGGGCCGCTGCAGGATCGGGCGCTGGCCTTCGACCTCGGCGCGCGCCTTGGGCAAGCCGACCTCTGCCCAGTTGTCCAGCGCGATCTGGGACGGCGCGCTCCAGATGCGGCCGTTGATGATCGACATCGCGTGCCCCAGCAGGCCGGATGGCTGCCGGCGCGCGAAGTACATCTGCTCGCCCCAGTCGTCGGCCAGGTAGTACAGGGCCGGCGCCTGGTACAGCGAGGAAAAGAGCTGCTGCGGGCTGGAGATGCGCACGCCGCGCACCATCTCAGCCAGCCCCGCGTGCATCATCGCGTCCTCGGCGGCGTTGAAGGCCGAGCGGCCAAAACTTGCCGCTGGCGCGATCAGGCCGATGTAGAGCGACGCCGGGTCGCCGTGCTCGCTGATGTAGCGCCGCGCGGCCGCCGCGCTGATGATGGACAGCGCCACCGCCTGCGCTACCAGCGGGTGAGACTGATCCGAGCGCGACTCGATCCACGCGGCCAGTCTGTTGACCACATCCACCGGGCACGGGGATGCGGCGTCTAGGTCCGGCGCGGCGGCTTCCTGTGGCTCATCATCCAGCACCGGGCTGGCCGGGACGGGCGATGCTTTCTTGCGGCTGGCCGGGTTGACCCAGCCATGCTCTTGCGCCACCGCGAAGATAGTCTCGTAGCCGATGTCGCCGCGCGGCTTGGCCGTGTGCCACACCCGCGCGGCGTCCACCGGGTCGTATTTGGCCGACTTGCGAGACCAGTCGTCCCACAGGTTCCACCCCTGCTGGCCGCATGGCTTGAGCGCCAGGCAGAAGCGCACCCACAAATCCCGGTCATCGGACGGGATGCGCGACAGCGCATCGCGCAATTCCTCGGCCACCGTGGGGCCAAGATAGCGCGTGCCAGCGGCAGCGCTGGCCTCGATGGCCAGGGCGGTCGCCATCGAGCGAATCCAGTCCGGCAGCGGGCTGGGCACCACGCCATCGCGCGGATCACTGCTGGCCTCCCAGCCATAGCGCTTGCCGCTCACGTGCAGCGACGGGTCGGCCATGATGTAGCCGTTGACCTTGAAGTCCACACCCGGCCCCAGCCGACCCGGCAGCGAATGCGGACCATGCGGAAGCTGCCAGACCCCGTGCCAGCCGCCACCACCCGTGAACTGCATCACGTCGGACTGCAGGTTGCCGTATTTGGCCTCCAGCAGATCGACCGTCTCCAGCCCGCCATTGCGCGGGTCCACATCCACCGCGCACAGGCCGGAAGCCGCCAGCGCGATGGCAATGTTGGCCTTGGGGTACCGCGCCCACCAGGCGCGGATCGTCGCCTCGTCTGTCGTGGCGTTGTTCTGCCCGCCAGGCACGATGGCGCCGATGGGGTGCTTGCCCGGCGACTTGCAGTCGTCGTTGCCGCAGGCGCAGCGCCATTTGCCGTCATGCCGCTGCTCTGGCCACCAGCACGGGAACACGTGCCACCCAAGCCGCGCGTAAGACAGCGCGGCTTCCAGCATCTTGGTATCCGTCATTTCGTGTTGGGCTCCCGCCCCTGCCCGCTGAGCGAAAGGAACCACCGCCCCGGGCGCGGCGGGAGCGTGCTGTTCGGGAGCTACCCTAGGGGCGGTGGAAAACGGTTTCATTGAAGGCGGCCACTGTTGCTGTTCCGGCCGGTCTCCGGCGCAGCCGGATTTACACCGGCCGTGCGGCAGATCAGAGTGGCCACATGAAGCTGCTCATCGCTCCACCCTCTCAAAAGGCTGCGCATCACCTCTCCACGGCTCTTGCCTGTGGCTTGGCAGTAGCCATCCAGAACGGCGACCTCTGCCGCGTCCACCTCGAAGCGGATTTTTGTGGCCCGGTGCATTCAAGCTACCTCTTTGACAGCCGCCACATCAATGCACGGCCTGCCGCCGGGGTGTGGCCACTTCGGATCTGGCACCCGCACCCAGCGCACGTCCGGGCGCAGCTGCTCCACCGCGACCGAGCCGCTCGTGGCGCGTTCGATGGCGGGGCAGTGGTCTGGCGGGAGCTTCCTGCGCCCAGTAAAGCACTGGTACAGGTACTGCTCATGCAGGCCGACTTCCTCGGCTATGCGGAATCTGGCAGAGCGTTCCATGCACAACGTCATGCCACGAATCTAACGTAACGCTAGATCAAAGTCAAGCGTTGCGCACCCGAAGACTCTGCCGCTGTAGGCCAAGCGCCGCCCGGCAAAGCAAGCCACCCGCCCCCCGAGGCGGGTTTTTTGTTGCCTGCGCCAGCGGCTCCGGTGTTGCAGGAAGGCGACGGTTAGGGTTTTCCCTTAGAAAAATATTCTAGCGTCGCGCTTGACTTGATCTAGCGTTCTGCTAACATACGCCCATCGCAACGCAAGAAGGAGTAACGCGATGGACTGCAAGGAAGACCGGATCGTGACCTGGGGCTGCTACGCGGCAGCCCTGGCGCTGGCGGCCATGTGGATCGGGGGGTGGCTGTGATGCGCCAGCCGCCCTACCACACCGGCAAGGTCGCCATCGGCTGCGCGTGGCAGCCGGTGCAGCGGCCCTACCACGACCGCGACGCCTGCCGCCTGCAAGAGGCGCTGCTGGCCGGCCGCCAGTCGCGCCGCAGCTGCAACGTATTTGTCCTGGCCGCAGCGCTGGCGCTGCTGGCCGCCGTCATCGGCCTGCTGGCCGCTTGAAGCATCGAAAGGAGCCAACCATGGCACTACCGCAACCCGTCATCCCGATCCAAACCGATACCGACCCGCTGGCGCAAGCCGTGCAGGACTTCATCGCCGCCAAGCGCGATGAGGACGCGGCCAAGCGCCGCCGCATCGAGGCCGAAGAGCGCATCGCTGCGCTGGCCCATTTCAACAAAGAGGAAGGCAGCCAGACCATCGAGGCCGGCGGCTACAAGGTGACGCTCACAGCGCGCCTGAACTACGACTGCGAAGACCCCAAGGAACTGGCCGAGGCCTGCGCGGCCGCAGGCGTCGGGCCTTCTATGATTCCGGTCAAGACCAAGACCGAGCTGGACGCCACGGGCGCCAAATGGCTGCGCGCCAACGAGCCTGAGTTTTGGGCCTCGGTGCTGTCCAAGTTCATCACGGTCAAGCCGGCCAAGCTGTCCGTCGCTGTGAAGGTGTGACGCCATGGCCATCAAGCTGACCACCACCGCGCAGGCGGCGCGCGACAACGGCTTGAAGGTGCTGGTGCACGGCCCGGCAGGCGCTGGCAAGACGACGCTGTGCGCCACCACCGGTGAGCCGACGGTCATCATTAGCGCCGAGGCCGGCCTGCTGTCACTGCGCGGGCACGACATACCGGTCATCGAGGTCGGAAGCCTCGAAGACGTACACGACGCCTATCGCTTCGTGGCAGAAAGCGCCGAAGCGCGCAACTTTCGCTGGGTGTGTTTGGACTCCATCAGCGAAATCGCCGAGGTGGTGCTGGCACGCGAAAAGGCAGGCGCCAAGGACCCGCGCCAGGCCTACGGGGCGCTTGCCGACCAGATGGGCTCGCTCATTCGCGCATTTCGCGACCTGCCTGGGCGCAACGTCTATATGTCCTGCAAGCAGGCGCGCCAGCAGGATGCATCCGGCGCGACGCTGTACTTCCCAAGCCTGCCAGGGCAGATGTTGGGGCAGAACGTCGCGTACTTCTTCGACTTCGTCTTCGCGCTGCGCGTGGAGCGCGACCCGGACGGCAGCGTCACGCGCTGGCTGCAGACCGGGCGCGACTTCACGCACGAGGCCAAGGACCGCTCCGGCGTGCTGGACATGTTCGAGCCGCCGGACCTTGGCGCCATCGCACACAAGGTGCGCGCTTCCATCTCTCAAGCCGACGCCGCCCCGGCCTTTGCGGCGGCCAACACCTGAAAGGAAGCCGATCATGGCCATGTTTTCATTTGACGCCACCGCAGTGGCGCCGCAAGAGTCGCTTTCGCCGATCCCGGCCGGGCACTATCTGGCGCACATCATTGAGTCAGACATCCAGCCGCTCAAAAGCGGTATGGGGCAGGCACTGGCGCTGACCTTCGAGGTGCTGGACGGCCAGTACCGCGGGCGCAAGGTGTTCGCGCGGCTCAACGTGCAGCATCGCGGCAGCCCAGAGGCCGAGCGCATCGCGCAGGCGCAGCTGTCGGCCCTGTGCCACGCCGTTGGCGTGCTCAAGCTGACCGACAGCGCGCAGTTGCACCACAAGCCGGTGCGCATCCGCGTCAAGATCCGCAAGGACGAGAGCGGCCAGTACGGCGATCGCAACGAGGTCACTGGCTTTGAGGCTGCAAGCGGCGTTCCCACGCTGCCGCCGCAGGCCGCCGCGCCTGCTGCGGCCGCCGCCAGCGCCGTGACTCCTCCGTGGGCCAAGCGTGCTGCGTAAACATGGCCGCCATTCCTGAACCGGCACATGCCACCGTGCAGGCGATCTACCGCCTGCACGAGCAGCGCGAGGCGCAGTCTGGCCACAGGCCTCACCTTGGGGCCAGCCTGATCGGGCATCCATGCGCGCGTTACTTGTGGCTGTCTTGGCGTTGGGCCGCCAAGGAAGCCTTCGACGGCCGCATGCTGCGCCTGTTCGAGGCCGGGCGGCATTTCGAGCAGCGCATCGTTGGCGAGCTGCGCGCCATCGGCGTGCAGGTATCAGAAGCCGACGCCGACGGCCGCCAGTGGCGCGTAAGCGACCACGGCGGACACTTCGGCGGCAGCTTGGACGGCGCGGCACTCGACCTGCCGGAAGCCCCGGCAACGTGGCACGTGCTGGAGTTCAAGACGCACAACGCCAGGAGCTTCGCAGAGCTCAAGGCCAAGGGCGTTCGCGAAGCCAAGCCCATGCACTGGGCGCAAATGCAGACCTACATGGGGCTGACCGGCATGGAGCGCGCGATGTACATCGCCGAGAACAAAGACACCAGCGAGCTCTACAGCGAGCGCGTGGCCTTCGACGCCGTGGAGTTCGAGCGGCTGCGCCAGCGGGCTCTGGCGATCATCGAATCGCCGGAGCCGTCGCCTCGACTGTCCAGCGATCCTGCCTGGTGGCAGTGCAAGACGTGCGCCATGCATGGGCTTTGCCACGGCGAGCAGGCGCCTCTGGTCAACTGCCGCACCTGCGCGCACTCCACGCCCGTCATGGATGGCGCAGGCGGCTGGAAGTGCGAGCTGCGCAACACGTTCATCGACATCGGCCGCCAGCATCAGGGCTGCGCCGGACACCGCTACATCCCCATCCTGCTGGAAAACATCGGCGCGCAAGTTGACGCCCAGGCAGAGCCAGACGGCAACGCCGCCGTGCGCTACCAGCGCAAGGACGGCAGCGAGTTCATCAACGGTGACGGCCACTTCAGCAGCCGCGACATCTTCAAAGGTGTGCGGGAGGAGGCGGCATGCTGACGCTGCGCCCCTACCAGCAGCGCGTGCTGGATGACCTGTGGCGGTGGTTTGCAGACCACCCGAACGGCGACCCTATCGTCGAGGCCTGCGTAGGCGCAGGCAAGTCGGTGCTGATTGCCGAGCTGTGCCGCCGCGCCATCACGCAGCACCCAGGCACACGCATCCTGATGCTGGTGCACAGCAAGGAGCTCATCGAGCAAAACCTTGCCAAGTTGATCGCGGTGTGGCCGGATGCGCCTGTGGGGGCCTACAGCGCCTCGATGGGCGCGCGCCAGCTTGGGCGCGCCATCACCTACGCCACCATCGGCAGCGTGCGCCGCCGCGCGCACGAGCTTGGGCACGTAGATCTTGTGCTGGTGGACGAATGCCATCTCATCAGCGACGACGAGGCTACCATGTACCAGCGCCTCATCAGCGATCTGCGCCAGTACTGCCCGGCGATGCGCGTCATCGGCTGGACCGGCACGCCGTTTCGCGGCGATGGCGTGTGGCTGACGCAAGGCAGTCTATTCACTCACATCGCGGCTCGCGTGACGATGCGCGAGCTGCTGGACGAAGGCTACCTTGCGCCGCTGGCGCGCGCTGAGACAACGGAGCGCATCGACACCAGCGGAGTGCGCACGCAGGGCGGCGACTATGTGGTATCGGCGCTGGCCGAAGCCAGCGACCGCGCTGATATCGTGCGCCGCGCGTGCGCCGAGATCGTGCGTCTGGCCGAGCAGCGCCAGCGCTGGCTGGTATTTGCCGTCACGGTGGAGCATGCCAAACACATCGCTGATGAGCTGCGCGGCACGCACGGCGTGGCCTGCGCTGTGGTCAGCGCCAAGACGCCCAAGCCAGAGCGCGAGCGGCTGATCGCGGATTTCCGCGCAGGCCGTCTGCGCGCGCTGGTCAACGTGGCGGTGCTGACCACGGGATTCGACGTGCCGGAGATCGACTGCATCGCGCTGCTGCGCGCCACCCGCAGCCCGGTGCTGTACGTGCAGATCGCAGGGCGTGGCATGCGCATGGCGCCCGGTAAGCACGATTGCCTGTGGCTTGACTTCACCGGCACCACAGCGCTGTTGGGGCCGGTCGATCAGGTCAAGGGCCGCGCCAGGCCGCCAAAGTCCACCGCAGAAGCGCCTGTCAAGCATTGCGAAAACTGCGGCAACCCGTCTCCGGCAGGCGCTGCCGAGTGTGCGGTGTGCGGACACAAGTTCCCCCCGCCCCAGCGCATCCAGCACGCTGATTTTGTGGACACACGCTCGGCCGTCATGAGCACAGATGTTGTGTGGCACAGCGTCACACGCATTGACTACAGCCGACACCCAGGCAAGGACGGCAAGCCTGACACGCTGCGCGTGGACTACTGGAGCCTGTGGCGTCGCGTGGCCAGCGAGTTCGTCTGCATCGAGCACACGGGTTATCCGCGCCTGAAGGCCGAGCAGTGGTGGCGCAAGCGCAGCGATCTGCCTGCGCCAGAAAGCATCGATGAGGCGCTGGAGCGCATCCACGCAGGCGAGCTGCGCGAGCCAAGCCCCATCGCCGTGCAGATGGAAGGCAAGTATCCGCGCGTCGTTTCCGTCCGGTTTGACGAGCACAAGGAGGCAGCATGACCAGCATGACAGCGATCGAGTTGCGCGAGGTGCGCGAAGCGCTGCGCAACCGCCTGCGCGAGCTCGACGCCATCCGCGCCACGTGCGAGCACTGCGAGCATTTCGCGCATCCGCCTGTGTGCGCCAAGTTCGGCGCCGCGCCGCCGGACGAATTCAAGTTGCAGGATGGCGTGTGCGAGCACTGGAGGTTTGATGGAGTTCCGTTCTGAAGAGGAGGCCATGATCGCCAAGATCTACGAAGCCGTGGAAGCCGCCTCGGCAGCGGGCCTACCCAAGGAGCAACCAACTGGCGCGAAAGACGGCGCGAGAGTTGCGCTCCATGCGCAAGGAGCAGCAGCGATGGTCAAGGAGAGAACGTGAGAGCCGAGCGAGTCAGCATCAGCACGTCAATCGAGCGTGAAACGCTGCCGCAGTTCTACCAGCGCGGGAGGCGATTATGAGTAAAGAGGGCAGTAGCCTTGAGGCCGTGTTGGCTGAGATGTACCGGGCCGGGCACCGAGTCGTGACCGCCGCCACCGTCGCAGAGCGGTTGTGGCCGGATGGACGGCGACACAACACCCGAGGCCAGGTATTCCATCTCGGTGCCGCCGTCGCGGCCCGCCTACTGCGGCGATCCAAGATGGCGGTGGAGGTCGAGTGGCGACGGTGGGAAATCCTGCCGCCTACGAGCCGGTTGAAACCACCCTCGCCGCCATCACCAAAGCAACGGAGAACGTCATGAAGCCGAACCCAAACAGCTACCGAAGTCTTGAGACCGAGATCATTCGCTGGGCCGAAGCCCGCAAGATCATCCAGAACGCCACGCCGCAATCGCAGCTCAACAAGGCCCTCGAAGAGATGGCCG